TGCCACGTTGGGGTCTTTGATGCCAAAGTATTGCTTTATATCTGGGATGCTTGAGTCGATCAGCAGAGGCCCGGACTTATCGCCAGTGTTGATCTGGGCTGCAACTGTACGTGCCAGCGCAAGCTGTTCTGCCGCGTCCGGTGTAAGGTTGCGGTTTAATCTCACCAGCTTACCAAACTCCTCGCTGAAGCGTTCGCGTGCTGCTGCTTGCTTTGCATTAAGCACAGAATCATTAGCGAACCAGTACTTATCAACATTCAGCTGAGAGTACTGCGGGGAGTCTTTGCTAAGCGTACCTAGGGACAGCATGTTAATCAACTTGCCTATGCCTGTACCAGCTTGTGCAAAGAGTCCTTCTGGTGCGATCTTGGATACACGATTCTGACGCTCCTTGGTCATGTTCGCAAGGTACGCTGCTTTATCACCTTTAACGTACATGCTTTCTGGTTGCATATCTTTCCGCGCCTTGGCAAGTGCCACTTCCAGATTACCACCGTTCTGCTCCATGTGCCCGTCGAGGATAACCATGAAGTCCTGTGCATCCTGTGGAAGTGCACTCAGCAACAGTGCTTGTGAACTCTTATCCCCTACCGACTTGTAGTACGACAGCTGATCCACGTAGGACTTCGCAATCTCCTTAGCCTGCGGTGTGATGTTGTCGAGGTTCGCCACTTGGGATATGCTTGGCCCGGTCAACTCCGCAATCTTCTTCAGGGCCGCTGGTGAACCCTTATTGCGGGCTGTGTTTGCCAAGGTGGCCACAATCTGCGGAACGTTAGCACCCTGTTTAACCATAAAGGTAACAGCAGCATCAGCGCCCTCGGAATCTGTCGGTTGTCCTGGTAGTGCGATCATACCGTTCTGATCCCCAGCCAACCACATTTGACCGAGTTGCGCACGATTAACCTGCTTGCTCTTCTGCACCCAGAAGTTCTCCCACACGCTTGCCATATCCTTTGGAGACTTGTAGTACCCGATCTGAGCACCCTTACGTAGCATAGTCTCTACGTCCTGAGACTCCACCTTAGATACATCAGTGTTGATCTGTGCCTGCATAGCGCCAACTACACCTGCAAATTCGTTCATCTGTAGCACGTCATAGCGTTCCTTACCGCTACGATAGGCCGACATAAGCTTGGTGCGCTGCTCATCCGACAGTGTGTCGAACAAGGTCGCTGGCTTACCTGCTGCGTCTATACCATCCTTACGACCCTGGGCCAGTAGGAAAATGCTTGGGTTGTCTGATTCCAGAGCTGAGTGTAGCGCCTCGAACAACAACTTCTGCCGCACTTCTGGGATGTTATCGAACCGTTGATTATGTACTACGGTTGTGAGGATTTGCCCGTACAGTGCTGCGGCATTGCTTTTGTATGCCTCAACGTTATCCTTGCTGTTATTCAACTCCGTTAGGGAGCTGTTCACACCGGCCCGGATAGTGTTAAAGTCTGTCTGGGCGATGTACTCTGCACGGGCTTTCTTGTAGGTGTCCATGGCGGCACGGTCAGACAGCGCCATCTGCCCCACAATTGCCTTCCTTGTGGCGAGGCTTGTACCCTCCAGCTTGGATATGATTTGCTGCCTGCGCTCTGCCAAGGCATTACCGAACTCCTCCGGTGACTTGGTTCGCAGATCATTCATCTGGGAGTTTATTGATGTGCTGGCATCAATGAGGGCCAGTCGTGCAGACGTATCTCGGAAACCCTGCACCATCCAACCTCTAGTAAGTGGATCAGACTCAAGTTCCTCCTCAGTCTTCACAACACCCACAGCTTGCTGACCTTTTAAGTACGCCTCCTCAGCAGACTTGTCCACCTCCGTATGAATGGCCTTATTCCCCAGCTGCATAACACTGTTGAGAAGGCTGTTCACGAGTGCGTTGTCCCGTGGGGCATACGCAGCCGTAGCAACATTGGCATTCAAGTCCAACGGCTTATTACCAACCTGCGCGGATTGAATGCCAGCCGCTTGTGCTACGTTAAAATTTACATCTAGTGCTTGACGATCTGGCATACATCCTCCGTTAAGGTGTCATTGTTGCTCCCTGCGTGCCGCCAGTGCCCAGGGAACCGTTCTTACTGTACCACGCACTCGCATACGATGCGCCTGCATTCATACCTGCCAGCACCAAGTCCTGCCCGAAGGAAGACTGGTGGTCGGTGAGGTTCAGTAGCCGCGCATTCTGTAGGGAGTCAATGCCTGCATACATCAGGTCATTGGCCTGCAGTGCAAAGTTGAAGTTAGCTGTCTTTACCTGCTGCTTCTGCTGTAGTACTGCCTCCTCAGAACGCTTTGCAATATCCGCTGCCACAGCCGCAACAGAAGCACCGGCAGCACCGGATGCACCAGCTGTGAGGTTAGCTGCCGATGTCGCCTGTGCAGTTTGCTGGCTTATGGTAAGACCTGCACCAGCTGCCTGCTCCAGCATCTGCCCGCGCTGTACATTCAGGATACCCTGCCTGTACATATTGCGAATAGTATTCTCGAAGTTAACTGCCTCGATATTTTTGTTCTGCTGAACATTGGCCCACCCTGCTTCGGCCATCTGTTCGTATGCCTGCTTCTTCTGCATGGCAGCCCCGAAGAGCTGCGCACCCATCTGCAACCCAATTGCTATAGGTAGTGCTGGCCCCATTATATCCTCCGAATACGTTGGTGGTACTTCAATGTGTACACTATTGACTTGACGTTCAAATCTTGCACACCGTCCGCAGAGTACTCAATGCTGTAGCAAGATGCACGCTGCCGCACTGGAACCACAACAGGCCCTGATTTAGGGTAATCTGCTCCGGGTAGTGTGAACCCAGGGTAGTCCGTTGTAGCTGCCGAGTACTCCCACGAGTACGGTGAGCTGTACTGTGTACTCACCGTCGCGGTGAACTTCCCGGAATTGGCCAAGTACAGTGTGTAATCGACCACCGTGTACTGTGCATCTGTTAACACAGCTGTACCGTCCTGTTTGCGCACCATTACTTCTGGTGTACTGAATGACGATTCAAACGGTATGCCAATGTACATTTGAGTACCTGCGTCTAGTGCATCAATAGCTAGCTGCGAATTCGCGTCGGCGTACCCTATCGGCACGTTACGCGGATTTACACGCGCCCCGGCAAACTCTGTGTTCAGCAACTCCCCATTCTGCTTGACTGGGTACGTGTACGGCGATACAGCCGTTACCTGAGACCAACCATCCAAATACACAGTATCTGCCGTATTTGGCACAGACTTCAAATTAACACGCCACAGCTGAGCAGACTCTACATCACCAAGCTCCCCTGATAACCTGCTCGGAATGTACATCCACAGCCACAAGTAACCGCCGCTGGCGTGCATCGACATAATATCAAATGGAAATACCCACTTATGCCATGCCTGCTGCTCCTTGCCTTTAGATGTCCACAGGAACTGGTTCACGAATAGTGTACGCAAATCCCCGCTGGAGCGCATAAAGGCGTACCCGGAACTCGCAGCTACAGATGTCTGTAGCACAGTGCCAGCAATGTATGAGGGTATATGCGGCGTTGCATCCAGGATGCTGAATCGGGTAGCAATAGCGCTGTCAGGCACAATCTCCAGGAACCCGGAGTACGTCGGGCCACTCGGCTTTGCTGCCAGGACAGAGTTACCAGAGCTGATAGGTCTAGCTGTGCCGCTTGCCGCGTAGTCCCCAAGTACAGTAATCATGGCCGTCTGCGGGGTAACTGGATTACCGCCAGGAATAACCGCCTGCGCACCTGACCCAAATACAAGGAAGTCGTGTTGGAACTGAGTACACCCAGTGTATGTGCTGCTGTTGCTACTGCTATTGCTCACCTCGATTACGTCACCTGCCAGTAATGATGTCACAGTAGTCCTGAAAAATCTACGAGGCTTAGTACTTGCCGACATACACACAGTGCTACCTGCCAGGATTACAAGACGGCCCTGAAACGAACCTATACCAGTGATGCCCTTTACAAACGCAGGGTCAGGGCATGAAACTGTATCCCCGGCCAAACGTCCCTCAAACTTAGTGTCAGATATGCTCCACGTACCTGAACTGTATTTTATGCTTACTGGGCAGTTCATTATCGACGCGGCTGAGCTTGTCTTGTAGTCTGCGCTCGGAGCACCGCACTCTAACCACGCAGTCTTCTCCTGATTGAACTGGTAGTACGTAGGTGACGTTGCGGAACCTGTAGCAATAATCATTGGCACAGCCTGCGCTGGGAACTTTGCCGGAAGCAGCTCTGCACTTGGTAAGTACCCATTACAGCAAAGCAAGTACTGATTGTTCAGGGATGTTGTGAGTGTAGCCACTGCGTCTGGATGGCCAGGGAAACCCTTCCACGCAAACGCTATGGTTGTACCTATAAACCCGCTCGGCGCAGTAGTGGAGTACACGTCCGGGAAATATGTGGGATTGAACCCAGGCTCCGCTATGAGCGCATCGCGGAGTGCACTGAACAGCATACCGGATATGTACGCCGGTGTTGTCTGCGACGCATCCCCCGGTGTGGTTCCATCAGGCGTAGTGTACGTAACACGGATACGTTTACCGGCCCATCCAGGAGCAGTAAATGTGACTACCAAGTCGTACTCCGTCGCAGCAGTGCCTGCTTTGATGTCGTAGAATGCCCCACCGTACTGCTGGTACGGATATGCGGTGCCTGCTTGGACTTCAGGGATACGTTCTGTATTTGCCAAGAACAGCTCGTTGTTGACTACGGCGTACTGGATACTGGAGGAACTGTTTGCCTTCAGGTACGGCGTACCATCGTAGAGTGGCACAAATCCAGTTATGCGTGTACCGTTGTCATCCCATAGGGACACATCCCCAAGGAAGGCGTTCACTTTGAAGTGTACAGCTTTACCGCTGATCTCCACTCTATCAGAAACCGTCAGCTGTGGAAATGATAGGCCGTACAAATCTTCCGCCATATACTTAGCGCCTGGACGCCGACGCAGCCCTGTTACTGGGTCGCTGACCATATTAACTTGCGACACTATCTGCCCTGGCTGCATAAACTCAGGCGGCTGTTGTGATACACCCTGAATAAGCGAAGGGTACGCTGACTCGTATGTACTCATTAGATACCTCGCATAGCTGTGAGAATACGTGCGGCTGCACCTGACTGCCGCGTGTTGTACTTCATGTTACGCAGATGCTCACGCTCTAGGAGAGCGTATGCCCGCGAGGACTCCTGCTGCCAAAGCTGCACGGTGCTCTCAAGTCCAATGTCATGGCAGTACGCAGAGATTGCCGCCTCGAACTGTACCACACATGCCGCTACTTCCGGCATCTTTTCAAAGTCCACGTCGAATGTAGTCAGTACTTTCAACTTGTCTTTGCTGATTGTGAATGTCTCTCGCTCAGGATCGAATACTTTCCCATCTAGAACGTAGTACGGGTACTCGACAGTATGTGCCAACCCCGTAGGCACTACAAACTCTTTTGCCGTGTTCGGTAACACAGTCACGTTGCGATGGTTAAACCACCAGCCACGCAGCAGTAGGGTTTTACGTTTAAGTTCCAGCTCAGGAATAACCACTGCCAGTGTAGGATGGTTCAAGTCCAGAGTAGATACAGGACGTTCGCCTAATGTGCGTAACACGTAGTTAGCTGCATCAAGTAATTGCATAAGCTATTCCTCAAATGAAAAAATAGGGACACCCCGAAGGGTATCCCATACCGCGATTACTCGCGGAAGATTACTGCAACAGCATCAGGACGACGCTGACCTACAGTGTACATTGTGTACGAATCCAGCAGTGTGGCGAAGTCCTGTGGCATTGGAATGACACGGACAGTCATTGGCTGGGCCTCGACTGTTACCAGAGCACGAGCAGGATCGAAGATAATCATGCACGCTTTAGCTTCAGCAGCCGACACATTGAATGCAGGGCCGAGGAAGTGGCTGGCGATTGCGGATTTCGGGAATCGTGGTGTCTCAACGATGGTTGTACCATTCAGATGAGCAACACGACGACCGGCGAAGTTACCGTTATCAGCGGAGAAGTCCACGTTCATCAGCTTGCGGTGATCCAGCAGCAGGCTGAATGTATCGACATCAACCAGTGTAACCATGCGGTTCAATTCACCGCCCAGATCACGTTTCACCAGATCAGACAGTGCATCCTTGTGTGTCTGCACCAGGATGTCTGCTTGCACCTCTGCTTTGGTCAGCAGGCCGGAGGCAGTGGCAGCATTAAGACCAGTGGTGGTCTTAGAGATACCAGGCCAGAAGGAGCCTGCCAGATCAGCTGGCGGAGTGAATGCTGCACACTTGATGAGCTGGATGATGTGCGCCTGATCGAATGCCTTAGCATGGGCAGTCGCATGTTCAGCAGAGTACTCCGCTGTGATGTCTGGTGCAGTCCAATCGTCTTGGTCATCGGTTGCGGTACGCACCAGCGATGTGGTGTCCACAGTGACAACCAGCTTCTCGTTCGCAATACGCTGTGTTGTAGGTGCCTCACCGGACTTACGGCCAGTTACGGATACACCGCCGAGGCGATCACCGCGCCATGTGTTAGACTGGTGCGCTACCGATTTGAAGTTTGTGAAGTTAGAAGAACGGAACAGCGACTCCACGCGGAAGGAACCGTCGATGGTGCCCTCGTATGCTTCGATATGGATGTCAATGTCTGCGTTCGCGCCAGCAAACCAGTACCGGCTGTTGTTACTTGCCCAAGGCGTATTTGCCATAGTGTATTACCTTTCAGTTAAAAATTACATACCTTGCTGCTTACCGGCAGCACGACGATAGTACAGCTCAGTAGCTTTGCTTGTGTACTCTGGACTACGAGGGTTCAGCTTACCGAGTTCTGCCTTGTACTCCGCACCGGACAGTGGGGAGTTCGTACTACCTGTACCGCCAGTAGCACCAAAACCATTTACAGGACTACCTTGTTGGCTGGTTTGCAGGCCAGCAGTCTTTACGAAGTCAACTACCATACTTGCTGCGTCCTTTACTTTACCTGCATCGCCAGAATCCAGTGCCGCTTTAATAAGCGACTTCATTGCTGGTGGTGCCTTTTCGTTGAACAGGTTGATGCTTGCGTCCCACTGCTCCTGACCGCCAGCTGTGTCGTACACACTGTTAATCACAGAGTTCACCTGCGCATTAGTGTGCTCGATCAGAGACTTTGCCAGTGTGATGACGCTATCTGCATTATCTGGTACTTGCTCACGGATGTACGCCTCGTCAATCAACGAAGCGTCGTAACCGCGTGCAATAGCAGTACCCAGCGCACGGTTCAGATCAACACCAGGAGCTGCCGACAGCAGCAACTTGGACATCGCTGTACCTGTAGGATCAGCACTTGTTCCCGGCACAGATTGAGAGACTGGCGCTTGTTGGGCCGGTGCTGGTTGTGCTTTCTGCGGAACTGCTGGTTGTTTCGATTGGGATGCTTTCCACGCAAGGAATGCAGCGTACTCAGGATCGGCTTGCGTTTGCGCCGGTTGCTGTACAGGTACTTGGGCCGGTACTTGGGTAGGTGCTGGAGCTGGTGCACCCGCACCAGAGCCAGTCCCTTGGAACACCTCGCCTGCGCCTGCTGGCAGTGGCGGAATACCGCCTTGTGCTGGAATACTTTGTGTGGTCATATCATTGTCCTAATGCTTGTAGTTGATCGGCTTGCGCGGACATTGCCTGCGCTTGTGCTATCTGTTGCTGACCCTGGAGCTGCTGCGCTTTAGCTTGCTGCTCTTCCTGAATCTGTTGCTGAGTTTTCTGGATTGCCTGGAAGTCCACCGACCTCGCCATCATAATCATATCGATTACTTTTTGCGGATCAATGCGGCTGTCAGCTTGTGTGAGTACAGGTACAATGGCAGCAATCTCTTGCGCCGCTGCTACCAAGTTCTGCACATCTGCTGACCGCCCTAACGATTGCAGACCAGATACGATTCTTGGCGTGAAGTGCCCAAGCACCACACCTACCTCGAAATCCTTCTGTTGCTCAGAGAACAACACCCGTGCCATTGGGAGTTGCAGGGCCGCTGCTAGCGTGCTGTATGCGCCGCCCAGCGTCTGCTCTGCTTCGGCTGCATCCAAACGCAGCTCGTACTCCGTAACGCGCTCAGCATCCCGTGTATTGCCTTTAAACATGAATGCCTTGGCAAGACTCTGAATCGTGTCTTGGCATACAGCACGCACATCTTCCAGCTTGCGGGCATCGCCTTGCATGTACGGCGCAATCTGTCCGGGTACACCTTGGACGTACTGGCCAGGAACAGCATTATTCAGCTCCTCCAGATCAGCCATCGCTTGCGGGGCCACAAGGTTCAGAATCTTCATAATCTCGACTGCGTACAGCGTGCCGGATTCCATCATAGCTGAGAGCTTTGCGAAGCCACCAGCGAAGTCTTCCACGAGGCCGCGCCCGTAGTGCTCACCGCTGATATGGTTCCACATAGGAGCCATCCACGGGCAGATATCGATTGGGTATTCCTTGCGATAATCCACTTGCAGATCGTCGAGTTGCTGTGTTTCAACATACCTCGCTTTTCCGCTATCCATTACGGGTTGCTCTAAAACGATTCGCGTAAAACGCCACACATCAGAGTCGGGTTGGTAGTTCCGGTACTTGGCGTGCATACCGCGTAACTTGTTTTGGTATTCCGCATCGATAGAGCCAAAAGCCATCTGCTCCCGCAGCACAACCTCCACCACTGTCCCGTCAGGTGCCCGGATGGTGACATAGTTCTGAGGTGAGTACACCCGGATTGTTTGTCGCTCGGTATCCCGGAACACCAGCGCGTTGCCTGTGATGATTAACAACTTCAGCGCCGTGTTGATCTGCGCATACGCGGCATTCACATACAGTGCTTTGGATGCAGCTACCTCTGCAATGGCAAGTTGGTTCTGTAAGTCCAACTCTACATAGCCCTGCTTCTTAGCTGCATAAAGCATTTCCGCACTTGGTTCTGCTTTAAAGAATGCGCGGCCTGGTGGAAACAGTAACCCTGCCAGCTTACTTGCAAGGTTGTTTACCAGAAGTGCGCCCATTTCCTGATAGTCGCGGCAGATAGGCTGCTCTACCTTAGTATGGCCATCTGGTAGGATGTACTGTGGTAAAGTCCAGTACGCATACTTCTGCCACCGTTTTAGCAGTGTGCCCTTGCGTAGCGAATAGAAGCGGTCACGGTAAGTACATTGCACATTATCGCTCGACTGCTCCTTACCTTTCTTTCTGTTTCGATTGTGTTCCCTCATGTTCGTAATCCCAGCAGGGAAGCCATTGACTTACCAACAGGACTATTACCGAATGCAATGTTAGTCTGATCGGTATTCAATGCAGTACCACCCGCAATGATGTTTGCTGATTGCGCGGAGTTAGACTCCATGCGGCTGAGGTTTGCTGCTTCTTTCATAGCTTGCTCACGTAGCTTACGCTGGCGCTCTGTTTCATCGGCCTGCGCTTTTGCAGCAGCAGCAGCTTGATCTGCCCGCCTACGTGCATCAGATATGCCGAATAAATCCTCAAATATGGACATGCAATTTACCTCCATTCTCATGTAACAGTTGAAGTACAACTGACCTCTGTGCAGTAGCAAAGCGCATATCAGCATCGCTCATCTTTGCACTTACTATAGGTTCTGGGAATCTCTTATTGAGATACTCTAACTGCTCTCTTGAGAACCTTACCTTAGATGTATTATCCATAGGTACTACAGAGTCAGTACTTATTACAGTAGTTATAGCCATAGTATATCCTTATACTTACTATTACATATTGTATATACATACTATACACTACTTATATAATACATACACTATTCCTACTCCCCTTTATCCCCATTACGGGTTGCTCTAAAACTCAACAGAAGAAGAATTCACTCGTAAGTACTTGTTTTATATCGAGTTTTCCTTGTGTTGGCGCTGTTCCACCAAGACCTGTCTCGTCGGCCCAAGCTTGCAGTATGTTGGAGTCCGCATACATCTCAACAAACGATTCCCGAATCTGCTGTTGCATAAAATCA